CTGTTCGGCGGGGGGCGTATCTGGTGAGCCACGGCGTGCTGCTCGGCATCATGTGCCTGGCGCTGGTGGTGCTGCTGATCGCCGCTGTCACCTGATCGTCGCGTGACGACACGGCCGGATAGCGAGTAGCGGGCGGCTTCTGGCGGTACCGCCCACCACTCTCCCGCGCTCCTTGCACGGACGCGGTGGCCCACCACAGCACGATCGAGTCCAGCTCGCAACGACACGCAACGACGCCTGCGCATCAACAACAAACCCACAGGGGCTTCACGTCATGAAACACGCACTGCTCGGCGTCACCATCGTGGCTGGCGCCATGTTCTTCCACGCACCGGCCTATGCCACGGTCATCCTCTCGTTCGGTCAAACTGCCGGCACGCCGATCACGGCAACGGAGAACGGAGCGCAGACCGCCACCACGCTCAGCGCCACCGATGCGGCGATCAGCGTCACTCAGATCGAGAATGGCGCGCCGACCAGTGCCTTCTTCGATCTCAGTGCGACGTCTGTCGGTGCCGCCGTGCCGATCCTGGGGGGAAGTGCGCAGAAGTTTAGCGGCACGTTCAGCATTACCAGCGCGGCGGGCGGCGCCGGCACCAACTACCTGTCGGGCACATTCGCGGACGTGACGTTTGGCAGCGGTGCCGGTGGGGCACTCGCGGTCGGTGCGCCGCCTGATGCGCTGACGCTGACATCCGATGTCATCACCTCGCTACTGCAGCCATCCGCCGTGGGCCTGGCGTTCGCCAATATCACGCCGGCATTCCAGATCGTCGGCACCAGCATCGGCTCGTTCACCTCGTCGGTGTCGGGGACATTCAGTGCCAGCGCGGTGCCGGAACCGGCGAGCCTGGCGCTGCTGGGCGTCGGGCTGCTGGGGCTTGGGTTGGTGCGTCAGCGGCGTGCGTGACCGAGCAGGAGCGCACGAATGGGCTGCTGGCGTCGATCAGCGAGAGGCTGATCCGGGTGCTGCCGCCAGCGTTCCTCGTGCTCCTGATCCTCAACGCGCTGTTCCTGGCGGCTTTCTGGTGGGTGTTCGACCACAACGTCGTAGCCCGCACCGAACTCCTCAACAGGATCGTTGAGAAATGTCTGCTGCGCCCCTGAAACCGCGCAAACCGGGCTACCGACTGACCCCCGAGCGCGCGCGGGAGATCGGTAAGCTGGGCGGCGTGGCGCGCGCCAAGGCGCTGTCGCGGGAGCAGCGCTCAGAGATCGGCTGCAAGGCCGCGACGGGACGCTGGGGCGCGATCACCGGGCGCAGCTACTGAGCCGGCCCAAAGAAAAGCCCCGCACTCACACAGGAGAGCGGGGCTTGGAAGGTTCTTCAGACCGAATCGCGAGCCACGATAGCGCGGAGAGCGGCGCCATGCCAGCCAGCTACAGGCGGGAGAGAATCTCGGCCTCGTTCTCCGGGATCAGCTCGCGAACCACAGTGATATGCGCCGCCAGTAGTTCCTCGCGTAGCGTGGCATTGTCTGCGTCACTGCCAGCGAAGTGCCCTGCCAGCCAAGTAGCCAGCAAATCTGCCAGCACCGCGCCTTGAACGGATGGAGGCTGACCGGCCAGGTGCGGCTCAATCTCCCACACCAGGTCGCTCACATCATTCCGTTCCACGAGCTTGTTCCGTTCCACGCTCTTTCCTCCCGGTGAGGAGACCACCATGCCAGCTAGCATGAAGGACGTCATCTCGGTCCCCTGGACCGACGAGGAGCGCACCACCCTGCGCCAGATGTGGCAGAACGGCATGGGCGTGACGCTCCTGGGGCGCATGCTGGGGCGCTCCAAGTATTCCGTCGCCAAACAGGTGCGGGCACTGCGCCTGGGGCCGCGTGGAGGCCCCGTAGCGCCGCCGCAACCGCCGCCACACCGCCAGCCACCACCGCAGCCGCTACGCCCGGGCGCTCACACCCTGCCGCCGCTGCCGAGTGAACTACAGGGAACCTGATGGCCCGACGCCCACAATCCGGTGATGCTGCGATCGTGCGCGAGGCGAAAGCCCGTTTCGAGCGCTGCGTGGCGTGGGAGAGCGCGTGGAGAGAGCGAGCGCTGTTTGACACTCGTTTCGCCAACGGTGACAGCGCCAATATGTGGCAATGGGACACCAATGTGCGCTCCGAGCGCGGTTCCCGACCGTCACTGACGTACAACCAGGTCCGCCAGCACAACCTCCAGGTCATCAATGACGCGAGGCAGAACAAAGCGCAGATAAAAGTCACGCCTACCGGTGGCCGAGCCTCATACGAGGCCGCACAAGTCTTTTCCGGCATCATCCGCCGCATCGAGTATGTGTCGAAGGCCGTCGATGCCTACAGCACAGCCACATACCACCAGGTCGAGTCGGGCATCGGCTACGTCCGCGTCCAAACGGACTACTGCGATGACACCTCGTTCGACCTCGACCTGTTCATCCGCCGCATTGCCGATCCGCGCACCGTCTACATGGACCCAGACGCCAAACTCTACGACAAATCCGACGCCAACTTCGCGTTTGTGTTCGAGGACATCCCGCGCGACCGCTACGAGGAGGAATACGGCGCCGAGGACAGTCCCGCCCCGGTCACCCTCGAACACTCGGACGGCTGGAACGACAAGGATCACGTCAGGATCGCTGAATACTGGCGCGTCAACATGGCCAACGCCACGCTCCACCGCCTGCAGGACGGCACCGTGGTGCGGGACGACGAGATACCCGACGAGCTACGCGATCAGGTCAAGCCGCTGATCGTGAAGTCGAGGGACATCGCCGAGCCGAAAATCGAGTGGTTCAAGCTGGCCGGCGACCGCGTCATCGACCGCGAGGAATGGCTCGGGAAATACATTCCTTTCGTGCCGTTCATCGGAGAGGAAACCGTCATCGCCGGCGAGATGGATCGCAAGGGGCATACCAGAAGCCAAATAGATGCCCAAAGGATTTATAACTACTGGGCTTCGGCAGCCGTCGAGCAGGTCGCGCTGCAGACCAAGTCACCGTATGTCGCGCGGGCCGATGCGATAGAAGGCCGTGAAGAGCAGTGGGCCACCGCCAACGTCAAGAACTGGTCGGTGCTGGTCTATAATTCGCTCGATGAGAAGAGCAACGCGATCCCGCGTCCCGAGCGCGAGCCACCGCCGCAGATGGCGCAGGCGTATATACAAGGGATGCAGATCGCCCGCCAGGACCTGATGAGCGTGACCGGCCAGTATCAGGCCGAGTTGGGCATGCCGAGCAACGAACGCAGCGGCATTGCAATACAGCAGCGCCAGCGGCAGGGCGACACCGCGACATACCACTACATCGACAACCAGGCGAAAGGCATCCGGCAGATCGGCCGCATCCTCATCGACCTCATTCCCAAGGTTTACGATGTGCGCCGGGTCGTCATGACGCTGGCCGAGGATGGCACCGAGAACAAGGTGCTGGTTGATCCGCAGGCGCAGGACGCGCACCAGTTCGTTGCTCAGCAGCCTGACGGCTCGCACGCGCCGGTCACACCAGGCGATGCGCAGAAGCAGCAGGAAGACCCGGAACAGCCTGATCCCTCCGTCATCTTCAACCCACAGATCGGGCAGTACGACGTTGAGGCCGATGTTGGCCCGGCGTACGGCACGCAGCGGCAAGAGGCCGCGAACGCATTCGCGCAGATAATGGCGCAAAACCCGGCGGCGTTTCAGGTCGTTGGCGATTTCTGGGCTACCAACAGCGACTTCCCCGGCGCCGACGAACTGGCCGATCGGCTAAAGCGGGGCCTGCCGCCGCAATACAAGGCCGGCCCTGATCCTCAGGTGCTTGCGGTGCAGCAACAAGCCCAGCAGATGGTCGAGCACGCCAAGCAACTGCTCGGGCAGGCCGATCAGGAGATCGCGCAACTCAAACAGCAGGTCGCGGAGCTCCAGTCGCAGGCGAAGGACAAGGGCGCCGAGATCGCGGTGAAGGACTACGACGCCGAAACCCGCAGATTGGCCGCTGTCGGCAGCATCGACCCGCACAGTACGCAGATCATCGTTCGGGACATGGTCTCCGACATGCTCGGCACGCGCTTGCAGCCCATCCTGGAGGGCCACGCCGACGTGCAGGGCGACCTGGCAGCGCGCATGGCCCCACCAGTGCCACCGAATGGCTCCGACGCCTCCGGAGGCTCTCCAGCGCCGGCACCGGTGCAGTGATGGAGCGGAGAGGGTTTCTCGGCGGCGTGATGGCCACATTGGCCGCGCCTGCTGTAATCCGACCCGGACTACTGATGCCGGTATCGACTCTGGCATTTCCGATATATGGCCCAGGCGGTTTTCTCACGCATTCGATGATCGCGCGCGAGTTCAACCGTCGTTTGCAAGGCATGGTGCGTTCCGGCTTGGTAGGCAACACGGCGTCCGGGCAGTCGTCTGTGGATGTAACGATCACCGCGTATGACATGACGTATTCGATCGAGGACTTCGCCTTGCGCTATATTGATCCAGCAGCGCGCTCTATTGCGGCTCATTTGAATGCGAAAGGCAGCAAGCTTTCTATCGGACAAATCCTGCCAATACCACATGGCATTGAGGCCGGGGCTGTTGATGACCGGAACGGTGTAATAGCGCGGGCGATCACGGCTTACGACCTACTCACAGATACGCAGTGCCTGCGTTTTGACGTGAGGCACTCATGACCGACACCCCCGCGCCGGCACCGGTGCAGTGAGTTGGCCGTCAACCTGCTCCAGTATGGCGACCCCTACGGGCTCAGCGACAACCCGCTGGGGCGCGCGCCTGCGCCACCCTATGACCCGGCCACCGCGACGCTGCCGGATACCGGGAAACCGACAGTTGTGGACCCGTTGGTGGACTGGCTCGCCGCGATGCGGGCGAAGCACCTTCAGCGCACCGAGACCACACCGATCTGGCCGCTGACGAACCCGGTCGGCACCCAGAGCCTGGGCGAGCAGTCGCTGAGTATGCCGCAGGGGCCATACGATCAGGTCGCGTTTATGCGGCAGGACGGCTCGCCGGTCATGGCCTCGGATATAGCGGCGGCGCATCAGGCGATAGAGACCGCGAAGGACGTGGCGCCGACTATGGCGCTCGGCATGATGGGGACGACCGGCGCGCGCTACCGCCGCATCGGCCCGGGCTACGAGACGATCGATCCTAGCGTTCCCGCGCCGCCCGGCGAGCCGCCGGCTTTCGGCATCGGGCACAACAACCCGCCAGTCCGCAGCGCCATCTGGGCGGCGCCACAGACGCGTGGCGCGGCAACCGCGACGATAGGACGGATGGGCTCCAACGCGGATGCGACGCTCGAGGCGTTGGGGCTGCCGGCCTACAACGACATCGTGCCGTCGACCAACACCGGCCCGGTGCCCGAGAGCCTGGTCCAATCGGGCTCGCCCGTGCGGCCTGGCCAGGTGTTCGACCTGTCCGATACCTGGCGCGTGCCGGATGTCCCGCAGGAACCGCTGTCGCGCATCGATCCCGAGGCGGGGCGCCGCAAGGGGCTGCCGCCGCACATCATCGACGCCACCACCGATCCCGAGATCCGCGCTAAGCTGCGGACGGTGGCAGAGGCGGGGCTGAAGACCGGCGGCGCCTACTGGTACAACGCCGAGCCCCTACGCCTGGCGTTTGTCACCGAGTTGGGACCAGAGGAAGGCAACGCCACGTTTGCTAAATACATGCGCACGGTTGGCGCCGTTTCGGCCGGGTCCGACGTGAGCCAGAACATTAGGACCGCGAGCTACTACAACGTGCGTGAGCGACAGGGAAACCCGGTGCAGGGGGAGCAACTTCCTAACAAGAAGTGGACGCCAATCGATTTAGAAAGCCCTTACGGGCACAAAATGCAGGGCGCGCAATACGGCGCTTACCGCGACATTGCCGGCGGCAATCCGCTCGATCCAGAGATGCGCCCGAAGCGCGCCAGCTTCGACGCCAATCTGAGTGGCAATCAGGAGCCGGTAACGGTGGACAAGCACAATTTGCGCCTGATCGGCATGCTGTCGAAAGACCCCGAGTTCCTCAACACGACGCAGACGGCGGACGTTAATTACCCGTCGATCGGGGTGAAGAAGGGCGACAAGATCAACTGGCGCGATGAGGTCAAATCGGGGCGGCTCACGATCGACCAGATGCTGGAAATACCGCAGGCCTGGAAGGACGTGCCCGAGGCCAACCACTACGCCGCCCTGGAGGGCTTCCAGCAGGATCTGGCGCGCGAGATGGGCATAAGCCCCGCGCAGCTGCAGGCGGCGCTGTGGGTGGGCGGGGGGCGCGTCACGGGGCTGCGCTCGCTACCGACATCCTTTATGGGTGCCGTCGAGGGCCGCCTGCAGAAGACCGCCGCCACGCTCGGCGGCACGCCCACCAAGGCATTGCTCGACTTCGTGCGCGGCAAGAAGCCCCTGCTGTCACCGCTCGCGGCGACGGTCGGCGCTGGTGCGGCGGCTAACGCCCTGCAGCCCGACGATACTCGTCAATGAACGCCAAGATGGCATCCGCTTCGTCCGTGTCGTCAGCGATCCGCGCGATTGCGCGCGCGAGCTCGTGGTCAGTCCCCCAGGACGCAACGCGCTCCACGAACGCGTCGGCGGCCTCCGTTCTCCACCACGGGTGCGGATCTGGTATACTGGTCGACATGCTGCGTTCCTTCTCAAACAAGGGGCGTCGCTAGGGGCGGGATCGGCGCGCAAACACCGGTCCCGTCCCGCATATAGCACAACCATTGCGGTATTCCAAAGATGACTGACCCCACCAGCCTGCCCGAGGCGCTGGTCGAGATCGAGCGCCTGCGCGCCCGTGTCACCGAGCTCGAGGCCGAGCTCGCCATCACCCACGGCACCCTGGCAAAACCCACGCCAGACGAGCCGACCACGATCGTCCACAACGTGAAACCGTCAGCACCACCACATGGCGAGTGATCCGCAGCGGGAATACGCGAGAGCCCTCGCGGGATACCGCAGGGCCATGGCGCGGCTGCAGGAGGCCAAGCGACACATCCCGCCGACGCCGCAGGACCGGCTTAGGCAGCGAAAGCGCGAGGAACGTGCGGCCGAACGGGCGCACTATCTCGCGAACAAGGAAGCGATCGACGCAGAGCAGGGCAAGTGGCTCGAAATGCTCACCACCAAGGCGCTGGCGATCCTGCATCAGAAAGTTAACGCCCTGCAGGTTGCTGAGGAGGCTGCCTCCAAGATCGGCAGCACGCTGCGTATCCGCCTCCCTGTCAGTTACCGCATCAACGACAACGAGTAACACCCATGTCCGAGACGACCGAACACCCGGCCCCCGAGCCGGAACGTGAACCCGCGCCTACGCCCGCACCAGAGTCCACGCCGGCACCGGACGACGCGCCAGAGCAGACGCCCGAGGAGGAGGCCGAGCGCAAGAGCCGGGGCGATCGTCGCTTCGCCGCCATCACGGCCAAGCTCAGCGCCGCCGAGCGGCTCTACGCCCAGAAGGAGGCAGAGGCGGTCTATTGGCGACAGCAGGCAGCGCAAGGGGGTCAGCCGGCCGAGGAGACGCAGGAGCAGCGGGTTGCCAGGATCGAGCGTGAAGCCGATGTCCGCGCCGAGCAAAAACTGCTGGCTCAGCGGTTCCACGACGCCGGCGGTGCGCAATACCCCGACTGGCAGCAGAAGACCCGTGAGCTGATCGACATGGGGGCCGACGCGGAAATAGCCAGGCTGCTGATCAGAATGCCAGGCGGTGTGCATGTCGCTGCCGCCCTGGCCGACGACCCGGAGGCGCTTCAGCGTATTGCCGGCACTGAAGGCACAGAGGGCCGCGCAATGGCGCTCGGGCGGTTCGCTGCGAGGATCGACGGTGCCAACGGCAACGGTCATGCGCGTGCGGCTGCACCGACGCCTATGACCCGCGCGCCGGCTCCGGTGCGGCCAGTCACCGGACGCGCCTCACCCGTGTTCAACGAATACACAGCGTCGCCCGAGGCACTCGCGGACTACTACCTGAAGAAGGACCTGGAGCGCCACAGGGGCAGGCGGTGATGCCGTAACGAGCCGTGCCTGACCTCTAGCGGGTGGGTCAACCCCGCTTACCGCCGCGCCCGGTATATGGCGCTGTGGCTACAGCACACCAAGCCCTCGCGAGGCTCTAAATCCGCCGTGTCGTGCTGATCCGCCTGCGGCTGTGTCTTTCCCTGTCGTCGCGGCGGGCAATCGAGGCTCCAAGAACCGCATCCGGTGAGGAGCCCTTTTCCCGCACTCGTGTGACGAAAGGGGCATGTCATGCCCGCTACAAATACACTCCTCACTATAAATATGATAACGGCGAAGGCGCTCGCAATACTGCACCAGAAGTGCAACATTATAGGTGCAGTAAACCGCCAATACGATGACAGTTTCGCCAACTCAGGCGCCAAAATAGGCAGCACACTACGCATCCGACTGCCAGTGCAATACACCGTCTCCACCACCCCGGCACTGTCGCTGCAGAACACGGTGGAGAACTACGTCTCCCTGCCGATCACCAACCAGTACCACGTCGATTTCTCGTTCTCGTCCGCCGAACTGACGCTGACCATCGATGACTTCTCGGCTCGCTACATCGAGCCCGCAATCGCCGTGCTGGCCGCCAGGCTGGAGAGCGACTTCGTCAACCAGATGTGGCCGCAGGTGTGGAATTCGGTCGGGGCAGCCGGCGTAGCGCAGACATTCAAAACGGTGCTTCAGGCCCGCAAGCTGCTGCTCGACAACCTGACGCCGCAAAGCAAGCAGTGGCTGCTGCGCATAAATACGCAGGACAACGTGGATATGGTAGACAGCCTCAAGGGCCTGTTCCAGTCCACCACCGAGATCAGGAGCCAGTACACCGATGGCGTCATGGGCCTGTCGGCAGGCTTCGAATGGGCTGAGAATACCCACCTGACCACGCAAACCAGAGGCGCCGAGAGCCAAACCTACACCACCGCCGTCGTCGCCAACCAGAACACCGGTAGCACACTCGCCGTCATCACCGGCACCGGAGCAGGCAACGCCGGCGACGTGTTCACCATCGCTGGCGTGTTCAGGTGTCATCCCGAGACCAAGGTGTCGTCCGGCGTTCTGCAGCAGTTCGTGTTGACGGCCAACTACGCAGGCGGCGGCGGCAATATGAGCATCGCACCCGCCATCAACGGCGTGAGCGGCAGCCCGAGCCAGAACGTCGTCACCGTCGCCAACGCGACTGCGGCGCTCACATTCGCCAACACCGCCAGCACAGCAACCGGGCTGTCGCTCGCGTTCCATCCCGACGCTTTTACATTCGCCACAGCAGACCTAGTGATGCCGGGAGGGGTCGATATGGCTTCTCGCGTGGTAAAGGACGGCATCAGCATGCGCGCTGTGCGCCAGTACAGCATCAGCGATGACACCATGCCTATCCGCATCGATGTGCTTTGGGGCGCCGCCGCGTTGCGTCCGCAGCTCGCGGTTCGGTTGGTTGCTAATTGAGGAGGGCCACCCATGTCATACAGCCGAGGCCCGCAACTCTTCGACCCCACGTCCATCTCGTCGTTCGCGAACAACATCACCGCAACAGCAGGGGGGACGCGGGCAGCCGCGCTCCCTCTCACGGCGGCGTTCAACCGCATTGCCGTGTGCGCCACCGCCGCCGACAGCGTCGCCCTGCCGCCCGCTGTGGGAGGGCAGGAGATCACCGTCATCAACAGCGGTGCGGCGGCCACCCAGGTGTTCGCTGCTGTCGGGACAGCCGACACCATCAACGGCGTCGCGGCCGCAACCGGCATCAGCCTCGCCGCTGCCGGCAAGGCGCAATTCGTCTCGCCGGGACAGGGCTTCTGGTTCTCGATCCTGTCCGCGTAGCTACAGACTAGCCTTGCTGCCGGAGGCCCCACCCTCCCACGAGTAGGGGTGTAACCCGCGTCTGGCCAGGAACGCGCTCCGGCAGCCTCGTAGCACCAATCCCGCATCGAGGTCAGCATGACCATCGCCAACGACATCATCTTCCTGTCGCTGCGCAATTCAGGCGTCAACGGCATCGGCCAGACGCCGATGGCGCAGGATGTCAACGACGCCTTCCGCGTTCTCAACGCCATGATCCTCGAGTGGGAATGGGAACGCACAGTCCAGGTCAACCGCACGCCGCTGCCGGTGTTTCCCGACCTCACCACCGATGTGCCGTTTTGGTCCCAGTATGAACACGTCTTGCTTACGACGCTGGCGGTGCGGCTGCGCCAGGTCTACTCGCTGCCGCCGATCCAGCTCGACGTGCAGCTCGCCGTGGGCGCGCTCAAGGCGTTCAGCGCCCTCAATCTGCAGTTCACCACCGCCCCGGCTATCGCAGCCGATGACGGCACTGGCTATGGCATCGTGTTCCTGGCTCTCCGCGCCGCCGGCCGCGTGACAGACGCCCAAGGCGTGCTGCAGACCAGCCAGGATGTTACCGACGCACACTCGCTGATGAATGAGATGCTCGACGAGTGGCAGCGCGAGCGCACTGTCCGCGTCATCTCAGGCACCCTCTCGCCGATCACCGATCTGAGCCTGCCGCTCGTGATGACGCCCGGCGAGAAGAACGCAGTCGTTCTTAACCTCGGTGTGCGATTGCGCGATGCCTATGGCACCGAGGTCTCGAAGACGCTGGTCGAGCGAGCCGATCGTGCGCTGCAATTACTGCAAGCGATTAACCTGCAGCAGACGCCGCCCCCTACGATCGCAGCTGATGACGGCACCGGTTATGGCATCATCTACCTTGCGCTACGCACATCAGGCCGGGTGACCGACAACCAGGGCGTGCTGCAATCGTCGCAGGACGTGACCGACGCCCACAGCCTCCTCTCCGAGATGCTGGACGAGTGGCAGCGGGAACGGACGGTGCGGGTCATCCCCGGCACGCTCGCGCTCATCACGGATCTCAGTGCCCCGCTGAGCGTCACGCCGGGCGAGAAGAACGCCTTGGTGCTGAACCTCGGTGTCCGTCTCCGCGACTGGTTCGGCGCCGAGCCATCCAAGCCGCTCAACGATCGTGCTGACCGCGCCCTGCAACTGCTGCAAGCCATTAACCTGCAGCAGAACCCGGCGCCGACCATCGCCGCTAACGACAGCACCGGCTATGGCCTGGTGTATCTCGCGCTACGCGCTGCCGGCCGCGTCACCGACAACCAGGGCATTACCCAGAGCTCGCAAGATGTCACTGACGCCGCCTCGCTCATGAACGAGATGCTGGACGAATGGAACCGCGAGCGTGCGGTCAAGGTCATCCCCGGTACGCTGCCAACCATCCCCAGCCTGGCGGCGCCCCTGACGCTCACCTCGGGCGTCCGCAATGCCATCGTGCTCAACCTCGCAGTGCGGCTGCGTGACTGGGTTGGGGCCGACGTCTCCAAGACCCTGCTGGATCGCGCCACGACGGCGCTGGGGCTGGTCCAGGCCAATAACCAGCACCAGACAGCGCCCATCCACCCAGGGCCGCCAGAGACCGTCATAGAGGCGCTGTTCCTGGCACTCCGCATGGCCGGACGCATCACCGACACGCAGAGCGTCGCTGACGGCAGCAAGGATGTGGCCGACGCGTTCTCGCTGCTGGTGATGATGCTTGGCCAGTGGCAGCGCAAGCGCTGGCTGGTGTGGCACGAGGAGGACGTGGCGCTGGTCTCGACCGGCGCTGATTTTTACACCATCGGACCCGGCGAGGATTTCGATTGCGCGCGGCCCGATAAGATCCACGCCGCCAAGATCGTCATCGGCCCCGGCGGGTTCGGCACGACCGCGGCGCTGCCGGAACAACTGCCGTTCCCGCTCGGGGCACAGCAAACCGTACGCACGCCCAACCTGGTCAACATCCCGCTTGCCATCATCGAGGCCAAGGAAGACTGGAACACCATCGCCATCCCTGATCTGAAGTCGATTCCCTCGGCGGTGTTCTACGACAGCAGCTTCCCGGTCGGCCGGGTGTATTTTTGGCCGGTGGCGCCAGCCAACGCCTATGAGCTGCAACTTACCGTCAAGGGCCAGCTTCCGGTATATACGAGCGTCAATGACGACCTGGCGCTGCCGCCGGAATACCTCGACGCCATCATCAACAACCTGGCGGTCCGGATCGTGGTCGCCAGCAATGTGCCGGTCAGTCCGTTCCTGCTGGCAGAAGCGCGGGCGTCGCTCAACACCATCAAGCTGGCGAACACCCAGATACCGCTGCTGAGCATGCCGGCGGCACTCGGAGGCCATCGCAGCGGCGATGTCTCCAGCTGGGTCGGGCGTGGCATCGCCTGGACCATCAGCGGCGGCGCCCCTTAAGTACAAGGAAATCAGAGCATGAATGCTGGCAATCGGGCCGCCGTGGCGCGTCTGGCCGCATCCCCACGTACCACGACACCGTCAGGGAGTGGCGCATCCGGCTCGGGCTATCCCTGGTCCGATGGGGATATACTCTATGCTGGCGATCTCAACGCCGCCATCGAGCTGGGCATCGCGAGCGGCAGTGGCTCGATCACCCAGGTCGGCCTCGACAAACGCCTATATGGCACCGACGGTAAACGCCTGCAGATCCGCGCCATCACCAGTTTCGCCAATACTTTTGCCCTGTTCAGCGACGGCTATCGCTTCGATTGGGGCATTCGCAACAGCCAGAACAGCGCCAGTATTGCCAGCGTCAGTCCGCCGATCAACCGTGGTGGTGTTTACGGCCGGTGGCTGTCCTATACCTATCAGGACGACGCGACCTGCAAGAACACGATCAACCAGTATAAGCAATACGGCTTCAATACCATCCGCACCTGGGTCGGCATCGGCATGCTGAAGACCGCGCCGTTTACCGATGCGGTGACCGGGTTGAGCTTCCCCACCGAGATCGAGCTGCTCGACAATTTCGTGCGGTTCACCCAGGAACTCGGCATGTATCTCTGGCTGACGTTCGGTCAGGGGTCAGTGCCGGACGACCAGCACGCGGCGTTCTGGGCCGTCATCGCCACGCGCTACAGAGCCGCGCGGCACGTCATCTTGGACATCCAGAATGAGCCTGGCAGTGGCACTGTGTTCGTCACCCCGTCCATTCCCACCCTGACCACACCATATAGCACTATCATGCCGAACCTGGCGGCCTGGCGGGCGCGCTTCGAGGGGGCGCTTGCCGCCATTCGCGGCGCCGGGTTCAAGGGACCGGTCGCGGTGCAGCCGCTGAGCAACCTGTGGGGGATCGATACCATCCAGGCGGCGCTCAACAACCCGCCGTGGTCGCTCGATCCGAACATCATCGTGGCCCCGCATATGTATTACATCTGGGGTGATCCACTACCTGGTGACCCACCAGTTACGTTCGTTAGTCAGCGCAACAACTGGGACGCCCACGTCACCAATTTCGCGCGCTATTACTGCATCGTTCACGGTGAAATGGGACCGAGCAACGCGTACAACTATCTCAACCCACAGCCGGCGCTTGATTTCACGACCGAGGCGCTCGGGTGGTCGCAAAAAGAATGCTTCAGCGGCACCACGTTCTTCACCGCGCAGCCACTGGCCAACCACTACAACGACATATGGGATAATATCGACCAGTTCACCCAGCTCGGGAACCTGACCGCCTGGGGCACCAACCTGATGAACTACCACACCCATGGCGTGAACGCGCTGGCGCGGATGGTGCCTGACATCAAATCCACTAACGGCCCGCTGACCGATACCACCGGCAGCACCGTGCTGTTCCATCGCGATGTCGAGCGTTACGATGTTGAGCTGCGCATTGCCATCGTCACCAACGGCACCGCATCCGGCACGCTGCTGGTGCGGCTGCCGTCGCCGGCGCCGACCGACCGCTATCAGTGGTTCCAGGGCATTTCGTCCACGGGCGCCTCGCTGCTGGTCAAGGTCATCGGCTTCTATGCCGAGATCACGTTAGCGGCGGACGGCAGCTATCCCGGTGCGAACGGTGTCGCGCTCACCACGTCGTTCACCTACTACGCCGCGAACAACGCGCAGGGGGCTGGATTCTCCTACGCTCCTGCGAATTTCAACAACGACCACTGGTACACGCGCGGCGGGCTGATCACCGGGCTGGCTGACGGCAAGCAGGGTACGATCATCACCACACTGCACACGACGGGGTTCGGCGGCGACGGCACCTCGATGCGGCTGGTGCATACCAACACCGCCAAGATGACGCTGTTCCGCGATCCCAGCAACTTCCTCCATCTGCAACTGCGGAATGCCGCCGGCACATTGATCTGTGAGGTCGTGTCGCTGCTGCCGACCAGCACGTCGTCGCCAGAACATACGATCTTCGTCAGTTGGGATCTGAACACGCCCGAAGCGTGGCTCTTCATCAAGGGCGTGAACGAGACCGGCACGCCGCTGACGCTGGTCAACGACACGGTGGACTATACCGACAGCAACTTCGCGGTGGGCGGCACAGTCGGTGGATTAGACCTGGTGCGCGGCACGATGGACTTCTTCTGGTTCAACGACACGTTCCACCACCCCGGCAACTACATCAACAACGGCTGTTTCTTCGATGAGTTCGACGCGCCGATCGATGTCGGCAAATACGGCGATGCGCTGACCGGCGGGTTGCCCCGGATCTTCCTGCGTAATCTCGACGTAGGCAGCACGTTCGCCACCAACCGGGGAACCGGCGGCAACTTCACGCTGAACTAATGCGCAACGTGTGCCAGCGCCTCGGCGTGCAGATGGTCGAGCCACTCCAGTGTGGTGGCGTATTGCGGCCGGTTGCCACCGTCGCAGGCGTTGAGCTGGGCGGCGTAGTCGTTGTGCAGCGACAGCGCCTCGCCCAACGCATACAGCAGCCTGGCGTTGATCTCGGTAAGGTTCAGCATGGCTGAATATCACCACATCGTTCCTTCGGAGACAAATCGTGGCCGCATCTGATCCATCGCCAGGCGTGGCGACGCGCACGGGCGTGCTACAGGGCGTTGCGGCGTTTAGCTGGGATAGTACCGCCTGGCAGCCTGTCGACCGTGCTGGGCCAGCGGTGGCGACACCGACGGGCGCGCTGCAGGGTGTCGCGCCATTCGCCTGGGACGGCTCTGTATGGCAGCCATCAGGTCGGGCTGGTCCGGGTGTGGCGACGCCAACCGGCGTGCTGGACGGCGTCGCAGTTTACACATGGTCAGGGTCAGCATGGACGCCGGCGGGCGGTACAGCCACGCCCTCGACGCCCAGCGGCGCCCTGCGCGGGGTGGCGGCATTCAGTTGGGATGGCTCAGCATGGCAGCCTGCTGCGCAGGCGGGGCCGAGCGTGCCGACGCCGTACGGCGTGCTGCAGGGCGTGGCTGTGTTCAACTGGACCGGCAGCGCCTGGTCGCCAGGCTCGGCGCTACCGGCTGGGGCTACGCTCGACCTGTCGTTCCTGACACCGGGATCATTGGACCCGCGCATCACCTTCACACGCGCGTCCACAGCCACGTATTTCGACAGCACCGGCACGTTGCAGACGGCTGCAACGAACCTGATATTGCAGAGCAGCGATGCAAGCAACGCAACGTGGCTTAAGGCTGGTGCGGTTGTAGTAGCGCCAATTGTAACGGGCAATCAAACGACAGCGCCTGATGGAACCCTTACTGCCAGTCGTGCAGTGTATCCTGCTGTGGTAGGAACGAATGCACTGAGCGTTGTTTACCAAAACATTGCACTGCCAACAGGGGTGTATACGTTCACTGCTTATTTGAAGGGCAATGTTGGTGGGGAGCGGGTATGGCTGTCGGTTGCTGGCTGGGGAAGCGGTCCGGTTGCGACGCTGACAACACAATGGCAACGCTTCACCTTTGTTACGCCTACACTGCCTACGGCCACTTTTGGTTTTCAAATAGGCGTTGATTTACGCGATGGAGCACAAACCAGCACCTCCGCACAAACTATCTTCATATGGGGCACACAGGTTGAGGTTGGCTCATTAGCCTCGTTCTATACCCCCACCACGACCGTCGCCAACGGTGCGCCACGCTGGGACTACAACCCCAGCACGCACGCACTCAATGGATTGCTGATCGAGGAAGCGCGGACCAATCTGCTGCTCAATAGTGCGACACTCGGCACGCAGTCTGTCACCGTCACGGCAGTTGCCACGACGCTGTCGTTCTATGGCACCGGAACGGTGACGCTCAGCGGCACATTCGCGGGTTCTCTCGTCGGCACTGGTGCTTTCCCTGCCCGCGCATCACTGACGTTCACGCCCACCGCCGGGACGTTGACATGCACAGTCACAGGCACAGTGACCAACGCGCAAGTGGAAGCAGGCGCCTTCCCCACCAGCTACATCCCGACGACAGCAGCGAGTGTGACGCGCGCAGCAGACAACGCCTCGATGCCAACCGCTGCATGGTTCAACGCAAGTGCGGGGACATTGCAAGCCGAAGTGATGATTGCACGTGCAACCGAAGCAGCGCGCTTCGCAGGGCTTGTGCAGATTGATAGTGGATCGAATACAAATCGCTTCAACATAACGACATGGACGGGGCTTAACTCTATTCGCATATTTGCCGCACCATCCAATCCAGGCGTGATCCTGGGGAACTGGATTGCGAACGCGATCACCAAAGGCGCTGCAACGTACGCCGGTCTTGCCGTGACCGGATCGCTGAACGGGGCTGCCATCCAGTCCGGTGCAATGGGTAGTTCGCCTGTTGGCATCAACAACCTGAAGGTTGGTTGCTCGGCCGCAGCCGGGGATGAACTCGATGGATGGATACGCCGTATCCGTTATTGGCCTCGTGCGCTGTCCAACGCCGAGCTGCAGGCGGTGACAAGCTGATGGCGCAGCCGGTTCCACTCAACGGGGGCGCCTACCAGGCGCGCAGCGTGACCGCTGCGGCGCAGCGTGCGCTCAACCTCTACGCCGAGCCGATCCCCGAGGCCGAGGGTGAGCCGGCGCGCATGTCGCACTACCCGACACCCGGCAGCACCTGGCTCACCGAGATCGACACCGGCCCGGTGCGTGGCATCTACCAGGCCAGCAATGGCGCGGTCTACGTGGCGTCGGGCAACAACCTGCACTCGGTCAATCCCGCGACCTGGGTGGCGACAGCACTGGGCGGGCTCACGTCAGGCCTCACCACCCCCGTCTCAATGGCGGATAACGGGCTGGACCTGGTGGTGGTCGACGGCAGCGCCAACGGCTGGGTGGTCAACCTGATCGCCAATGTGATGACGCTCATCAGCGACCCGAATTTCTTCGGCGCCGATAGCGTCCAATACCTCGACACGTTTTTCCTGTTCAACAAGCCAGGCACGCCGCAGTTCTACTGGAGCGGCAGCCTCGCGGTGACGTTCGATCCGCTCGACTTCGCCAATAAGGAAAGCGCCTCGGATCTGCTGGTGACGATCGTGGTGGCGCGCCGCGAGGTCTACCTGCTCGGCGTTGCCACCAGCGAGGTGTTTTATGACGCGGGCCAGCCTGGCGGCCCCGACGACAGTCAGTTCGCGCAGGTGCAGGGCGTATTTATCCCGCACGGCATCGCAGCGAAATACTCCGCCGCGTCCTACGACAACGCGATCTTCTGGCTGTCGCGCAACAAGCAGGGGCGCGGCATCGTGATGACCAGCGCCGGCTATCAGACCAAGCGCATCAGCACCTACGCGATCGAAACCGCGCTGCGTGGCTACGTTCGCATCGACGACGCGATAGGCTTCACCTACCAGATCAACGGGCATGTGTTCTACGTGCTGACGTTCCCAGCCGCAGATCACACCTGGTGCTTCGATACCGGCACGGGACTGTGGAACGAGTGGGGCTGGATCGACACTAACGGTGACGAGCACCGCCACCGCTCGAATTGCTTCTGCAGCGTCACCAACACCGGCAGCTCGATCAACAACACGCTGGTGATCGGCGACTGGCAGACCGGCGGCATCTACGCACTCGACAGCGATGTATACACAGATGTCAGCGGCGAGGATGTTACCGGGCCGATCAAGCGGGTGCGCGCGTTCCCCCACCTGGTGAAAGACGGCCGGCGCATGTTCTACCGGGAATTTATCGCCGACATGGAGACCGGCACCGCGCCAAAGCTGGGGCCGGTGCCCGACAACCTGCTGGTGAGCCTCGACTGGTCCGATGACCGTGGGCACTCGTTCGGCAATCCGGTCACGCAGGCGATCGGCGGCACATCACCAACGCTCGGGGCCGGGGGGGATTACCAGACAGTCTTGCAGTGGCAACGTTGCGGAATGGCAAGAGATAGAGTGTTTCGCCTATCATGGACTGTGAACGCCCCCACGGTTCTCCAAGGGGCATGGGTTACAGCAGAAGCGGCTGATGCTGATGAGCCTGTGGCGGCAGCGGCAGCGGAGTGATACTATCTACGGGCTGACGGAGCGCGCCAAACGCCCCGCCAGTCCTGACCACCCCGTTCCGACTGCAATCATCGCAAGTGGGCAAAAGACCCTATCACATTTGCACGCCAAATCGGGCGGCTTCTCTGATTGGAAGATAGACAGTGGGCGCACCGATCGTTATCCCCGAGTGGCAGTGGTCCGATGCCAACGGCACCCCGTATGCCGGTGGATCTATTACTACGTATATACAAGGCACCTCGACGCCGAAATCGACGTGGACCGACCCTGGACTGACGGCGCTGAACACCAACCCGGTGATACTCGACGCGGCTGGGCGCTCGCTGATGTTCGGGGACGGCGCTTATCGATTGGTGTTGCGCGATATCCACGGCAACCTGATATTCGACATTCCTGCAACGACGATCGTCTCTGCCGCAATGGGTCCGGTAGTATCGGCGCCGACCATCCCCGACGCGCTCAACCTGCTGGGCGTCAATGCGCTGATCTCGGCCGAGGCTACGGCGCGCAGCAACGCCGACAGCGCCGAGCAGAACGCGAGGATTGCAGCCGATAATGCGATCACGGGCGCATATACGGCTGCCGATACCACGCTGCAGACCAACATCACTAACGAGGCAGGATCGCGCGCCGCCGCCGACACCAACCTGCAGAGCCAGATCTCGGCGCTGCCGCCGGGCGTCACCAATGCGGTGACTATGCAGACCGGCACCGGCACCAGCGCGGGCGGGACTGGCGCGGTCGCAGTGACATTCCCGGCGGCTTACACGGTTAACACGCAGGACTTCAACCTCAATGGCGGGACGATAAATCCGAAGGCGTTTTTCTCGATTTACCAACCAGTCGCTGTGACGCCAATCGGTCAAGTCACGACCTCAGGGGCTACCGGATATATGTGCATGATTGACGTTGTGACCGGCAACACGATCGCAGTCGCAAGCGCCGCCTTCACCTGGTTCGCGATCGGGCACTGAGCGATGGCGGTCAGCGCACTCAATGCGGGCATTCCCAGCGGGCCTCTGCTGGAGGCGGATGGGACGCTCAGCAGCGCCTGGCGTGGGTTCTTCATGGCGCTGTATGCCCGCACGGGCGGCGCCTACGGCACCACGGTGGTGGGCGTGCAGAACGACGTCGATGCCGAGGCTGCGGCACGGGCTACAGCGGACACCACGCTGCAGGCGCACATTGCCGCCGAGGCCACCGCGCGCGCCGCTGGCGATGCCTCGGAGGCGTCTGCGCGGGCCAGTGGCGATGCAGCGCTCAATGCGGCGAAGGTCAATCGTGGCGGCGATGTCATGGCGGGGCCGCTCACGCTGCAGCAGGTTGGGTTCCAGGGCGTCGGCCCGCGTGGCACGCCGACGGTGACTGGCGCGTGGGCCGGCAACACCGCCGGCAAGGCGCTGTGCGTGGCGCTGGCTGCGTACGGCCTCGTGAACGATGCAACGAGTCCATGATGCGAAACTTTCAACTCGTAGCCGCCAACATCGATGTGCTGCCGCTCGCACTGGAGATCTACCGGCAGCCCGAATTGTGGAACCAGCACAGCGCGCGCACGGGCGGCGCGGGCTCGTTCACCGGCACCGATGACATCTGGGTGCGGTTCCGCGATACAGCCGAGCTGGATTGCCGCGAGGCGTTCACCGAGCCGTTCGTGCCGGTGTTCTACCCCGCCTGGCACGCACTGCCGCACCTGCGCCCGTTGGTGTTCGGCCTGATGGCGCGGCTCGAGGCGGTGCAGCTCGGGGGCATCCTGATCACGCGCGTGCCGCCAGGCTGCCAGGTTGCGCCGCACGACGATCGCGGACGCTGGCACCCGGAGTTCTTCCGCACCAAGGCCTACCTGCCGATCGCCAGCAACCCGCGCTGCGTCAGCACCTGCGAGGACGACAGCCTAGTGATGTCGGTGGGCGAGGTCTGGCTGTTCGATAACTTGAAACTGCACAGCACGGTCAACGATGGCGATACCGATCGCATCACGCTGATCGTGTCGATGCGGGTGGAGTAGCGATGCAGCGCGCACCCAACCAGCCGGTCTCCGTCGAGATCAAACTGACCGACGACCTGTTCGTTAAGACCGCCCAGGTGGCTGATGCCGGCACTATCATTCCGACCCACGCGCACAGCTATGACCACATCACGCTGCTAGCTTACGGCTCGATGCGGATTGAGGCGGATGGCGTCATGCTCGGCGACTACACCGGGCCGACCGGCATCCTGATCAAGGCGCACGTCAAGCACACTATGACCACACTGACAGATGGCGTGGTGTTTGCGTGCATCCACGCACTGCATGGCACCGACGCGGTTGAGATCGACGAACTGCACGAGCTGGAACTGGAGGACTGAGATGCCTTGGGCAGCAGCCGCTATTGCTGGTTCGGCCGTCATCGGCGCCGGCGCATCATTGGCTGGCAGCAGCCAGGCGGCGAAGAGCGCGAAGGACGCCGCCAACCTGCAGCAGCAGCAGTTCCAGACCACGCGCGGCGATCTGTTCGACTACAACCAGGCGGGTCAGGCAGCGACCCACAACGCGCTGGCTCTGACCGATCTCGGGCCGACCGGCGGCGGGCCGAACTACGTCGATTTGGCATACAATCAGTATCTGCCGCCGCAGATGACGCAGGCGCAGCTTGAGCAGCAGCCTGGTTATCAATTCACCCTCGCGCAGGGGCTGAAGGCCACGCAATCGGCAGCCGCAGCACGCGGCCTCGGTGTCAGCGGATCGGCGCTCAAAGGCGCCGGAACATATGCGACGGGCCTGGCCGACAAGACATACCTCGACCAGTTCAATGTCTCGCAGCAGCGCTTTGGTGATGTGCTCAATCTCAACACCGCGCAGCAGGGCAACCTGCAGAGCCAGTTCGGACGGCTCTACAACCTGTCGGCACTCGGTGAGAACGCTGCGGCGGCGACAGGTGTGGCCGGAACCTCGGCAGCCTCGACCGGCGGCAATTACCTCAACCAGGCTGGGTTGGCGGAGGCGGCCGGCACGACCGGCGTCAGCAACGCGCTCGCCGGGGGGGCGAACAACTATCTCGCCTACAATGCGCTGCAGCAGTACCTGAACCCAAAGACCGGCGGCTACACCGACCCGATCAACTCGTAGGACCGCGCCATGGCCGACGACCTCACGAACCTGCTGCAGGCCAACCGCTCCGCCTCGGTGCTGCAGGGCATCATGAACCCGGCGCAGGTGAACCCGCTGGCGGCGATGACCAGCGCGGCGCAGACGGCGGGGACGATCTTCGACGCTCGCGCCAAGCAGGGTCAGGGGCTGTGGGGGCAGGCGCTGCAGCAGTCCACCGACCCGACGACCGGCGTGGTGGACTACCAGAAGGCGAACCGGATCGCGGCGACCATGGGGCCAGCGGCGGCACAGGTCGCCGGGGTGAACCTGGGCAACAACTCCAACCTGACCGGGGCGCAGCTTGAGCAGGCAGTCGCGCGCACCAATTTTGTCGGCAGCCTGGCAGCGTCTGGGATGAACGATCCATCGGACGCGAACTGGGCAAAGATCCGAGCGCAGGCGGTGGCGGCTAATCTGCCACCGAGCGCATTGGCTGAAATCGATCGGATAAGCGCAATGCCGCAGGAGCAGCGCGGCGCCGAGGCTTACAAGCATGTGCTCGGCAAAATGGATGCGCTCAGCCAGATGGCGCGCAGCCCCTATGCCACGCCAACCATGACGAACGTGGGGGCGGCTACCGTGCCAGTCACCAATATACCAGCGACTCCGTGGTCTCCAGGCTCATCAACTGTCCGGTCTGGTGGCGCGACAGTCGGCCCGCCGGCTGGTTCAACGACGTCAGCCACCGTTCCAATGGACGACCAGGGGATCATACCGCAGGACGCGAATGGCGTTCCGGCGCGCCCACCTAAGAGATGGCAGCCTGTTATGGTTCCAACCACAGCGGTCCCCGGCATTCCTGCCGGTGGCCAGACTGTCGTTTCTCCATCTTCAGGCGCGTCTGGTGGGGGTAGCCAACCGGCACCCACGCCGCCGAAGCCCGGGGCGCCTCCGATCCCAACGGGCTACCAGCCAAGAACGCCTGCGCCGAATGCGTCAGGAGGGGGCGACACCAGCGGTGGAACTGACATCCCGTGGCAGTTACCGTCCACGCCGGTGAGCGCTCAGCCTGCTCCCGCTGTACCGACCCAGGCGCCTGCGCCAGTGCCCCCTACGGGCAGCGGTCCGTCGGTAGCAAAGCCGCCGCTCATGACCTCGGCACCACAAGGACAGCCTGAGAAGCTGCAGGCCGATGTGGCGGCCTATACCAACGATCAAGCCACAATCCCCACACAGATGACGCGAGTGCAGAACATCGCGCACGCTTATGACGCTCTTAACATGCTTAAATCCGCTACCGGCAAGGGAGCGGCTGGCATTAACGATGTCAGAAGCTATTTGCAGACTCTGGGGCTTCTGCCGCAAGGCGCGGTGAAGGAACAGGAGTTGTTCGAGATCGCCCGCAAATATGCCGAGCGCTCCATGCTTGACGCGGCAGGAGGTGCGAGTACCGACCTGGGGAAACGCATGCAGGAGACTGCAAGCCCTGGAACCATACTCTCAACATCTGCTAATTTTGAATTGATGCGCAACGATCTTGGCAAATCTCTACAGACCGTCGCGGCGTATAAGGACCAGCCGGATAAAACCGGGACCGGCTATCTGGAGAACCGCGCAAAGCTTGCTGATGTTACAGACCCAAGGGGTTTCGTGTGGAGCCTGTATTCAACAGAGGAGCAGGCGAAGATCAACGCCGAGGTGGAGAAGAACCCGGACGCGGCGGCTAAGCTGCACAAGGCGATCGGCATGGCGGGGCGGCTACAGTTGCAAGCCCCCGTCACGACACCGGCCGTTCGGCAAAAGCAGTCGTTTCTAGCCCCCCCTGCTATGTCAGCGCAGAACCCTTTGCAGATGACCGGATAGATGCCGACCAACGATCAGTATGACGATCTGTTCGATGCGTGGGGACAGGCGCTCAACGTCAACCCACAGCTTGGCAAGACCGTATTCCACGTCGAGAGCGGTGGCGATCCGAACGTCAAAAACGGCACCGCTGGCGAGATAGGCCCCATGCAGATGAAGCCAGCGACCGCGCAGATGCTGGCAGTCAAGCTTGGGTTTGATCCGAAGAGCGTCGATCTCCATGATATGCGCTGGGCGGTGCCATTGGCCATGCAGTATCTTGCGGATGGACTGACAGCCACGCAGTCGGCTGAGGGCGCGCTTGGCTACTACAATGCCGGGACCGCTGACCCGAAGCGGTGGCATCAGGACTACATCACTAAGGCGCTCACGCTCTATCCCAACATGGCACTCACGCCAGCCGCCCCACAGCCCGCTACAGAGGCCCCGGCGTCCACGCAGACCAACACACCACCTCCAGCCCTGGCGTCCTCTGGCGCCACACAGGGCGGCAACCAGGCATCACCCTGATGGCAGACGATAGCGATGATCCCGACGTTCAGGCTGGCCGTGCAATAGCGGGCGGAACGAAAGCGAGCGGATCGTCGGCAACTGTCGATCCTGACGATCCTGATGTTGCTGCCGGTCGTGCTATTGCAACGGTGAAGGCGACCGGTGACGCGACACAGATACCGCCTCCCAGTGATCCGTGGTGGACATGGAGCGGTCTGGGGAGAAATGTCGCGGCGGCCGGTCCGCGCATCGCCGGGAACGTCATCAACCTTCTATCTAACCCATCGGCTAACCTCGTCGGATACCCACTCATCGCAGCCGGGCAAGCGGCGCACGACTTCTTCGCGCCAATGCTGGGCGGCGAGAAGTTAAGCGAGGAGGACCGAAATGCGCTATATGCGGACTTCGCTGACCAGCCTGGAAATGCCGCCATCAAGACGCTTGGTAGCATTGTGCCGGGCGGGCCTCCGATCAATCCTTACGACATAAAGGGCACGCCAACAGAGAAGACCGTGGGCAGCATCGCCGAGGGCGCAGGCACTGCGGGCGTGACGGGTCCTGGTGGCATAGCCAGGGCAACGGCTGGCGGTGTAGGCGGCGGCACGGGAGAGGTGGCGGCAGAGAATGTGCCTGACTGGCTCAAGCCATTCGCTGGGCTGACCGGGAACGTAGCGGGAGCAACCGCAACCGGAGCAGGTACGGCGCTGCAGCGGGTGGTCCGGGGAGCGGTGACGGATGTCTCGCCCGCCGATGCAGCACTCGGCCAACTGGCGCTGAAGAAATATGACATTCCTATCGACGCCAATGATCTCAGCAGCAATTCGCTCTATCGGATCGCAGCGGACCAGGCTGGTAAGCTACCGTTCAGCGGTGCCGCGCCGGCTGCGGCAGCCAAGCAAAGCGCATGGCAGGGTGCCATAGCACAGGAAATGGGAGAGCCAGGGGCAACGTCGTTCACCTCCGACGTTATGGACAACGCCCGGACGCGGATCGGCGGGGTGTTCGACCAAGTGGCCAAGAACACGCACATCGACGCAGCCAGCACAGACACTCTGACCAATGTGGACCTCCCTAAGATCGAGGCCGACATGCACCAGATTTTGCCGACGACGGAGCTACCAAAGATCAAGGCGCAGCTCGATAATATCATCGACGTGGCAAGCAAACAGAATGGCACCATCAGCGGTGACAGCTATCAAGCCCTCACTCGGAAGGGTGCGCCGCTCGATCTGGCCGAACGGAGCACTGATCCTAACGTCCGTCACGTTGCTGGACAGATCAGGGACGCGCTGGATGATGCGTTCGTGCGCTCGGCTTCCCCCGCTGACCAGGCGGCATTGGCGCAGGCGAAATATCAGTACCGTGTCATGCGGACGATCGATCCGCTCGTGGCCGGCTCGCGCGACGGGAACATTAGCCCCGATGCCTTCATGCAGAAGGTGCTGACAGCGTCGCGCAAATTCGACTCACCCACAGGGGGCATCGCCTATACGGGCGGCGGTAATATCGGTGAGTTGGCACGGATCGGAAAGCTGATGCGAGCACCACCGCAGACAGGAACGGCTGATCGTTCCCTCATCAATCTACTGGCTCTAGGAGGCACCGGTGCGCCTCTGTTTATGAACCCGGCCTATGCAGCGACAGTGCCTGCTATCCTGGCGGCTAACCGCTTCGGGGGCGCCTATTTACGAAGTGGGGGGCTTGCCAATCGAGTTGCGGGGAACGCCCTGCATCCGCCGCTGCCGTCTCCGTTTGTGTTCGGCGCGCCAGTCCTTACAGGCGCTGATCGCAACTCGCAGCAGTCTCCGTAGCGCCTGGGATATGTCTGCGCAAATAATACCAATGCTACCCATGATGATGATGTACAGGCAGCACAGGATGAAAGCGATGCACGCGGCAAGAAGCAGCTCTAGCAGCACGACCATCACCGCTCACGATGGTCCGCGCTTCAGGCCAAAATCGCGCAATTTGATCTTCGCCATACGGCCGTCCGTGTGGTGGAACACAACGCCTTCAATGTCACGCCCGACCATCCAATCGCGAATGCCGCCGAAGGTTCGATCAGACGGACCATCAAGCCATAGAGGAGCGGCATTGTGGTTGGCGAGCGTATCGGTTGCGAAGTCTCGCTCGATACCGCCCTGGTGGTGCGGCCCAACTGCCTCATAAGTGCCGTCAGGCAGTGAGTGACCAGAGCAGGCTTCTGCCTGTGCGCGGGCATCCGCAAACGCGGCGCGGAACCATTTATCATCCGGTCCATCACCGACCGGCACCCATCCGACAGTCTTGCCGGTTTCGTCGTCCGTGTTGACCGGCTCGAATGCTGGCGGCGCGGTTTGCCCACGCTTTAACTCGCGGCGCTTGTAGAGTTTGCCATCCCGTACCATGCAGCACGCGCCATCCAGCTTGCGCGTCGGAATGCCTTCGCCAGCGAACACCCACATGCAATCCTTATGCGGCACGTCCACAACCCGGCTGCGATCGCCGTTCCAGTCTCGATCAAAGATCGTCGGTATCTTCTGCATAACTTCCCTAGCTCCATCTGCGGTATTGGTCAGGGCCGGCGCGGCTTCCGAGGGCTGCGTCGGCCCGAATTGTATCAGCGGCTCAGCGTCAGATCCTCCATCTCTATCGGCTCGCTCTCGACCTCCTCGCGGCCGGTGCCGTGACAGACCGGGCATTCACCGACGTCGCGCTCGTCCTCATAGCTTCCGACGA